GATGGCACAGCAGTTGCTGCAACTAGGTTCCTAAGTAAAGATAACACATGGGATGTACCTTCATACTCTCCGTTAGGAACTGTAACTAGTATAACCACAACGATAGACGGAAATTGCCTAACCATAAGTACGGCGGCCTCGCAAACTATTACTACTAGTGGAACATTTGATCTCGAATTTGTTGGATCAGCTGCGCAATATATAAGCGGTGAAGGTAATTTAATTACTTTTCCAACTATTCCAGCTGTAGGTGTTGCATCCTTTACAAACGCCAATGGGACATATATATCTGCTGCTACAGTTAATACTGCGGCTACCGGAATTGTTACTACAGGAATAATAGACCTATCTGCTGTAGATGGGACATCAGATTCAGCTACGAGATTTTTAAGTAAGGATAATACGTGGGACGTACCGTCATATACCGTATTACCTGCCGCTGGAGTAACTTCATTTTCAAATGCTAATGGAACATTTGTTGCTAATGCCACAACAAATACATTATCAACAGGAGCGGTAACTCTTGGTAGAGTAGATTTATCTGCTTCAGGAACACCAAACCTTACTACATTTTTACGAGGAGATAATACATGGGCTGTCCCTGGTTATACTGGGGCTGGTGTGACAACTTTTACAAATGCAAACGGAACTTTTATTTCTGCGGCAACTGTGAATACTGGTGCAGCCGGAGCAGTTACAACAGGTGCTATACATTTATCTGCTAGGTGTACACCTAGTGCTACTAACCTGTTATGTGGCGATAATACTTGGAAAGTACCAGCTTATGCTGCGGGGACAGTAACTTCTATAGGATTAACCTCAGATGCTGGTAGTACAAGTACTATTACTACAAGTGGTACGTTTACTATAGCGGGAGGAACAAATGTTACGACTTCAGCAACAGGGACTACAGTTACAGTAAATTCTACAGATCAGTATACAGGAACAGTAACTGCTGTAACGGGAACTCTTCCTATAGTTTCATCTGGGGGAGCAACACCAGCTATATCAATTAATGCAGCTACAGATACTACAAAAGGATCTGTCGAATTAGCAACAGCAGCAGAAGCTATTACGGGTACTAATACAACTATGGCTGTTACACCGGCAGGAGTAAAAGCAGCTATTGATGCAAGGTATACATATTCATATTTTCCCTATTCTTTTAGGTGTACTCTTACAAATAATTCTACTACCGAACAATGGTTTTTTCCCTCTGATAATGGAATTACAAAATATGAATGGAATAATAGAGTTGCTGGAAGTGTAGTACCAGGTAGTATTGCTCTCGCTGAAACTATAACTGTAGATAGGTTTTCTTTTAGTTCCGGTATATTTATACCAGAAGCATGTGAATTAGCTGGTTTTTATGGGAATGTTAGAATGGCTAATAATGCGCCTAACACTGCAAATCCTGTAATTGCTGTATTTTATAATGCACCTATAACTAATGGTTCTACTACTAATATTACTCCTGAATGTATTGCATTTGATACTGCGTCAGGCGGAGGTAGTAGACTTAATCGAATGAATGTAATTGAGAGTAGTCAAACTGCCATTCTAGCTGCTGGGTCTATTATATTTGTTACCTTTGGCCAGGATGTAGCATTAACATCAGTAGGAGTTGCAATAGGACAGATTACACTTAAATTCAAAACTCTAATACCAGCATAAATGGATACATACCAATACGAAATAACAAATATAACAACTAGCACTGCTACACGTTTAGCTTATCCCCAAAATAACTTTACTCGGATGCTTCTTACAAATACTTTAGGAGCTGCTGTTCAGGTAGATTTATATGTTGAAGATCCAGCTTTAATGCCTTCTGCAGGACAAAAATATTTTATACTAAACCAAGTAGTTATTCCAGGAGGAGCATCCTTAGAAATAGGAGAAGATGGTGTAACTTATTTTGAAAATAATCACAGAGAATTATTTTTACGATCTATGAGCCCAACAGGAGATCTAACCGTACTAATCAGAAAATAATGAATCATTTTCAAATAATACCATCCTTTGTAAATACTAGAGAGTTTTCTCCAGAAGCTAAGAACTTTATAAAGAATGGGTACTATACTAACTCTCCACCAGGTACATATGCCTATCGAGAATACTGGGATGAACAAACTCGTAGGTGTATGGAGGGATGGTCTATTGGTGGAGTAAGAATAACAGGAGCTCATTATTTTTATTTAAACTTTACACAGATTAAAGCTACTGTGAAACAGGGGAAGCTAGAAAGAAAAGTTTTAACCTTCCCTAGTTTTCTAGATATGGATTATTATTACTTTATGGAATGCGAATTAGCTAGAGAAAATGGCCAAGGAGTTATTGTAGCAAAAGCACGTCGAAAAGGATTCTCATATAAGAATGGTGCATTATGTGTATATCAATATAATTTCTTTAGAGATTCTACAAGTATCATAGGGGCATATTTACAAGCTTACTCAGGGGCTACTATGAGCATGGCATTTGAAATGTTAAATTTTATAAATAAATATACTGCATGGGGAAAGAGAAGAAATCCAGATAGAAGGGATTTTGTTAAAGCTAGATTTAAAGAGGTTGTAGATGGTAAAGAAATTTGGAATGGGTATAATAGTGAGATCTTTACATTAACATTTAAAGATAATTTCTCTGCAGCTATTGGTAAAACGGCAGATTTAATGTTATTTGAAGAGGCTGGAAAATTCCCCAACTTAATAAATGCATATATGGTAACGGCCCCTGTATTTAGAGATGGTAATGTTATGATTGGAATGCCGTTAATATTTGGAACAGGGGGTGATATGGATGGAGGATCAAATGATTTTGCAGAAATGTTTTATAACCCAGAGAAGTATTGGTTAAGGCCCTACGAAAATATATACGATGAAGGAGGATTAGGAACTAATTGTGGATTTTTTATTGATGATATGTGGTATAAGCCCGGAAAGGTAACACTACCCGATACAGGTGAAGTTGTGAGTATGGTTGATAAAGAAGGTAATTCTGATAGGATTGCCGCTGAAGTATTCTTAGATCAAGAACGTGGTATTATTAAAACAACAGATTCAAGATCCACTTGGGAAAAATATATTACACAGTCGCCAAAAACTCCTAGAGAAGCTTTCTTAAAAACAAGTGGAAACATATTCCCAACTATTGAATTAAATTCATGGCTCGCTGAAATTGAGGTTACAAAAAAAGCTCAAGACTTAGCTATGATTGGAGAGTTTTATTGGGACAAGGAGAAAGTGAAATGGACTCCTAATATTGAGTTAAAACCTATTATAAAGTTTCCTTTAAAACCAAATGAAGATAAGACAGGATGTGTTGTTATTTGGGAACACCCCTATAGGGATGGAGCGAATGAAACTCCATTTGGATTATATATAGCAGGAACTGACCCTTATGATCAAGATACCTCAACAACTAACTCTTTAGGGAGTACATTTATTTACAAGACATTCCAGAAGTTTGATAAAACATATAGCCTACCTGTAGCAGAATACACAGGTAGACCTGATACTGCAAAAGAATACTACGAAACTATAAGAAAATTACTTACGTATTATAATGCACAAACCTTATACGAGAATAACTTAAAGGGTTTAAAAATATACTTTGAACAAAAAAAATGTTTACATCTACTAAAAGCTCAGCCAGGCATATTAAAAGATATAGTAAACAGATCAACTGTGGCTCGGGGATATGGTGTACATATGAGCGAGCCTATTAAAGTACAAGCTGAAATATATCTAAGAGATTGGCTATTAGAAAAACGAGCAGATACAGATGAAGGTGACCAGTTAAACTTACATTCAATTTTATCTATACCCCTCTTAAAAGAACTTATTGCTTATGATAAACATGGTAACTTTGATAGAGCTATAGCCTTTATGTTATGCATTTTACACTCGCATGAGAATTATCAAATTGATTTAGAAGCACAGTTTGATCATGGTGTAGGAGATAAATTTTGGAGAACGTCACACTTTAAAAAGAGAAAAATGAGTTTTTAACCAGATAATCAAAAGAAATTATATACTTTTGTAGATTAATAATATACTATAATGAATACAGGACAAGAATCATATATCTTAGGGGACTTACCCAGACAAAGAATCGCACGTTCCAAAAAAGGGAAGAAGTGGGCTAGGACTTGTATAGATGAATTAGAAAAAATAACATACGGAGATGTTAATTATAATGGGAGATCTTCCCGAATAAAGAAACAAGTTAACTATGATCTGTTTAATGGCAAATTAAACCAATCAGATTTTTCATATGTTCTAAATCCTTTTGGGGTAGAACAGGCAGAGTTTCCCGCACAGATGCAACACTATGATATTATCTCTCCTAAGATTCAACTTCTTATGGGAGAAGAAATAAAAAGACCTTTTAATTTTAAAGTTGTATCACATGATCCGGATGCTATATCTAAATTAGAAGATAAGAAAAAAGAAATGTTATTAGAGTATTTATACTCTGTTGTTGTTAGCCCGCAAGAGGAAGCCGAACAACAACAACAAATGCAACAAGCTGCAGCTACTGATCCAGAGAAGTCCGCAACAATGCAACCACAAACTCCAGCTCAAATTGAAAAATATATAAACTACGAATACCAAGATATTAGAGAGATAACTGCTCAACGTATTTTAGAATATCTAGTAAGAGAAGATGATTTAGAAGAAAAATTTAATAGAGGTTTTAAAGATGCATTAATAGCCGGAGAAGAAATATACTGGGTCGGTGATATATCTGGAAATCCTACAGTACGAGTATGTAATCCTTTAGATATACGTGTTATCCTTGATCCGGATTCTCCATGGATTGATGAATCTCAAGCTGTGATAGAAGAAAGATGGTTAACTTTATCTACTGTTCTAGATGAATATTATGAATATTTAGAACCGGGAGAGTTAGATCAACTAGAAAATGGAAATAGAGGATCAGACTCTAACACGAATGGAGGATTAAATTATCCTTATAATGAATTTAATATTATAAACTATGCTAATGTATTAGATACTGTCGGAAGTGGAGTTTATGATCCAGGATCTATTAGATCTTATAGACAGAATGGGATGGTTAGGGTATTACAAGTTGAGTGGAAATCTATGAGAAAAATAGGAATAGTAAGTTATGAAGATGAATCAGGATCAAAGCAAGAGGATATAGTAGATGAAATTTTTGAGATCCCGGACTATGCTGAGAAGAAGGGAAAAGAATATTTATTCGATGGTGTTTCTTTACGTTGGTATTGGATTAGCGAGTATTGGGAGGGTACAAAAATTGCTGAAGATATTTATTGTAATGTAAAACCAAAACTAAACCAACGAAGAGATCTATCTAATCCAAGTGATGTAAAATCTGGTTATGTTGGATTTATCTATAACGAAAGAAATGCAGAATCTATTTCATTAATTGATCGTATGAAACCTTTTCAGTATCTATATAATATTATTTACTATAGAACAGAATTAGCAATAGCTAAATCTAAAGGTAAGGTTGCTCTTATGGATATATCTCAAATACCATCATCAGAAGGATGGGATGTTTCTAAATGGATGTACTATCTAGAATCGATGGGAGTCATGTTTATTAATTCTAGGGAAGAAGGAAATAGATCTCAACAAGCTCCAGCTTTTAATCAATTCCAAAGTATTGATTTATCAATGGGAAACTATATTAATACCCATGTACAGTTATTAGATAATATTAAAACTGAACTTGGTGAATTATCTGGGGTTAGTAGACAACGTCAAGGACAAGTAAGTTCATCTGAGTTAGTAGGAACTACTGAAAGAGCTGTAACACAATCTTCACACATAACAGAATTCTGGTTTTATTCTCATAATCAATGTAAGAAAAAAGTTTTAACAGCATTAATAGATGTAGCTAAGATGGCTTATAGAGATGGTAAAAAGATTCAATATATAGCTGATGATATGTCTAGAACATTTTTAAATATAGAGCCAGAAGATTTTACAAATTCTAGTTATGGAATCTTTGTTTCAAATTCATCGAAAGATGATAAAGCTTTAGAGACATTGAAATCTTTAGCTCAGTCTGCTCTACAGGCGGGAGTTGTCTCTTTTACAGATGTTGCAAGTATATTACAATCTGAATCTATTACTAAAGTAAGAAAAATGTTAGAATCATCTCAAGCTGAGATGGAAAAGAAACAAGCAGAAGCACAACAATCTGAACAACAAGCTGCTCAACAACAACAACAAGTTGAAGCTGAAAAAGAAATGGCTAAAGAAGACAGAGAAGATGGACGTACTGCTTTAGACAATGAAACTAGAGTTAAAGTTGCTATGATAAATGCAGAAGCTCGTATGATAGATGCAGATGATAATAATGATGGGTATGTAGATAGAAAAGAAGCGGCAGCTGGAGCAAAAGAAGCTGGCGATAATGCAAAAGAAATGTTAGAACGAGAAAGAATGCAAAGCGAGTTAGGATTAAAAAAAGAAGAATTAAAAGAAAAGACAAGAACAAATAAAGCTAATGAGTCTATAAAACGTAAAGCCGCCAATTCTAAACCTAAATCAAATGAGTAAAGATATTTTAAATTCATACCTAAAGGATCTTGACGAATCTATGAATCGCTCAAAAGCAGAACTTAATTTCGGAGGAAATATTACAGGTATGGGAAACGTTGATCTGGGTTTTACTGGTGGTATAGAGGAGAACGTTGTACATGGAGGACAAGTACATCCAATTTGGAATCCGCAGTATGTTCCAGGGATGCAATTAGGTAGCAGTGAACCTAGTAGTGGTAGCGGTGATTTTGTTTATAAGCCAACAACAAAAAATAAACCAATAAAGTTTTATGAGAATGGTGGAGAGCCTAATCCGAACTCTAGAGATGGACTTGTAGACGAAGCGGATCCCGTTTTATCGTGGCCTCCCGCAGAACAAGATTTAGATCCAAATTATCAAGCTCCTATTATACAAGATGATGTTACCAAGTATAAAGTTAATAAAGATGGTTGGGCGAATCTTGAGGCATATAGAGACAAGAAACAAGATGGACAGTTTATAATGAACACACAAAACCAATTACTTTCTGAGGGGTTTGATGTAGAAGCTGATGGTAATTTTGGGAACCAGACTTATAAGACACTAAATAAGTCTTTAGTAAATGCTCAATTAGATACTTACTCAAAAGATAATTTTACTGAAGACCAGTTTCAAGATCAGATCTGGAAAGAGTCTGGGGGAAAGAAATCTGTAGTTTCAGAGAAAGGAGCAATGGGTATTGCGCAGTTTAAACCTGCTACATTTAAAGAATTAAAAGAGGAGGGACACATTCCGGAAACAGCTGTGATTACGGATAAGGCATCTTCGGCTTTAGCGCAAAGAGTATATATGGATAAGCTCTATGAAGGTAAGGCAACAAACAGCGGGAATATAAGTTCCGCCCCATCAAAAGAGGAGAGGCAAGCTCGATCTTTCGCTGCATATAATTGGGGGCCGGGCAACTTTGATACATTCTGGAATGAGCTCTCCGACGAATCAAAGAGTAAAGGGTGGAGATCTTGGTTCACTGAAACAAATCCAGAAACTGAGAAATATGTATTATGGATGATGGATAAAGATAAATTTAAAGCAGAAAGATCTACACCTTATAGACATAAGAAAGGGTATATGACATCTAAGTGGAATGATGTGTCTTATGGGTATAATTCTTGGAAAACCAAGAATGAAAAATATAGATATAAATAAAAAGCTATAATAAACAATAAAAAATTTATTTTTTTCCTTATGAAAGGTTTTTTTATACAACTAATTAAATATATTTTTGTAAACTAAAATAAAAATTACACTATGTCAGAAGAAACAACCGAAAATTCATTAGCAGGATTTAAAAATTTAACAGCTGATATTATACCAGCTGATATTGAAATTAAAGAAGTGGCAAGTCTTGACGAAGAAGATGGGAATGCTGTAGACATCACATCTACATTAGGCGAAGATACTGGAATAAAAGATTTAACCAAAGACCAGAATGATGAAGAGACGCCAAAAGAAAGTAAAGAAGAGCCTAAAAAAGATGATCTAAATGCAGGTAATTTAGAAATTGCATATAAAAAAGAAGTACCAGAAGGCGAATCTACTGAAGAGGAATTAACTGAAGAATCAGATACTGGTGAAGTTTCTCAGTTAGGAGTGATTGCGAACTTCCTTAAAGAGGAAGGTATTGTTGACTTCGAGGAAGATGAGTTCGAGGACTCAGAAGAAGGCTTCCAAACACTTATCCAGAATGAGATTAAAAAGGGAATAGAGAAGTATAAAACTGATTTAGATCCTTTAGCTCAAGAATTTATTGAATATGTAGATAAAGGAGGCGATCCACAACACTTTGTTAAAGCAACAAGTGATGTAGACTTTTCTAAGATTGATATTAAAATGATTGATGGAAAAGAGAACTTACAAAAACAATTAGTTGCAGAACTAATGAGGAGAGAAGGTTTTGATCAAGATGAGATTTCTTCAGATATTCAAGACTTTGTTGATGGAGGTTTAATAGCTAAAAGAGCTACTAGAGCACTATCAAAATTAAAAGGTTTACAAACAAAAGATAGACAAAACCTGTTGCGTGAGCAGGAGGATAAGTCAAATAAAGAGAAAGAGGATCATCAAACATTCCTTACATCTCTGAAAGAAGACATTGAAACCAGAGAAGAGATCGCTGGTTTTGATATAAATAATAAAGCAAAAAAGGATTTCTACAAGTATATAACAGAGGTAGATAGAAAGACAGGGAAGACAAGGCTAGTTTCAGATTCTGAAGCTGATAAAGATTCTCAACTGAAAATGGCTTGGTTATATTACAATAAGTTTAATTTCTCAAAAATTGAAAAGAAGGCTAGAACAAAAGCTACCTCTTCGTTAAAAGCTAATCTTGAAAGAGCTTCGAATATTTCTACTAAGAAGTTGAAAAGCAAAACAAGAACACATGCTGCAGGGACGGAAGTTGATTTCAGTTTATTTGAAAATGCACTTAAATAAACAATTTATTAATTAAAAAAGAAAAAGTGAATGGCTATAAACGGATTGCAACTTTACAAAACAAAATGGCATTCGGGATTAACCCAACAAAATCACCTTTCGTCAGCATACTTAACTGAACCAGAAGTTATGAGTACATTAGTT